TATTGTCCAGATAATAAAACTGTATATAAAGTTAGTGATGCTTCAAATGGAATAAATCTTTATGGAGTTCCTTTAAAACAAGTTCATTTATGGACATTTGGTAATAATGTACCTCAAACTGCACGTTTCTTAAATTTATCTGTAACAACTGTTGATAATTCAGGAAACATTGCATTTGCAGATTGGAATTCTCCTAAAGTATTTGAAATTGAAATCAGAGTTTACAATTAATATAAATTGCAATGGATATTTTAAATTTTATAAGCTGGATTAAAGCGGGAAATTATAGAGAAACTCTCCCTACAGATGTTACTAACCTATTACCTATTGGGGCTCAAGATTCTTCTAGAGATGACGGTTGGTTACCACTAGCAGTTAATGCTGCACCATTACATTCATTATATGATAATGGTACTGTAACTCAGTTGAATTCTATTTCAACTGCTGTTACTTTAAATACATTCAATGGTGTAATCACTACTGTATCTTCTACATTAGCTGCAAATGCTAAAGCATCATTCAATGTTAATAATGATAATGTTACTGCTGACTCAAGAATTCTTGTGTCAGTGCAATATGCAGGAGCAGCTGCTAGTTTTCCTGTAGTTAGTACTGGTACTATAGGAGCAGGATTTTTTAGTGTTACAATAGCAAATGCTGGAGGTGCCGCATTAAACAATGTAGTTAGAGTACACTTTATGATAATTAATTAAATAAGAAACTATGTCAATAGGAAATTTAAAAGACTACGGAAACAAAGGAAATAACTTCCCGTGGCAATTAAAAATGTTGCAAGGTATTCAAGGTATTATTGATGTTTTGACAGCAGGAGTTTGTTGTCCACCACAATCAAGAAGACCTATAGTTGTATATGAAACCCTTCCAGGTTTAGTACCAGATGGTACATATGGATTTTCTATAGCAAATGTAGGAGCTGCAGCAGGAACTGTAGGTGGACAATCATTACCAGCAGGAGTAACAATTAATTTTGATCCTGGAGTAAATAATATTATAAAAGGTATTACTTATGATGCAACAGGTACTACATTCTTAATAACTTATATAGTATAAGTAATGGGTACTATAGTTTCCATAGGAGGTTCAGGTTCTAATGACATTCTTACTCAATACCCAATGCTTACAGATGCATTTGGTAGAGTTAGAACAGCACAACCATTAACATTATTTGATTCATCTCATAGATATAGAGATAATGGTTTATGGAATACTTCTACAACAAGTGGAGGTACCGCAGTATTTAGCCCAAATGAAGGACTAGTAAATCTAAATGTAACTAGTACAGCTGGATCTGAAGTAATAAGAGAAACGGCAAAAGTGTTTTCTTATCAACCAGGTAAGTCTTTGTTGGTTATGAATACATTTGTAATGGCTCCAGCTCAAACTAACTTAAGACAAAGGGTAGGTTATTTTGGAACAGAAAATGGTATATATATTGAATTAAGAGACAACACTTTAAGCTTTGTAGAAAGAAGTTTAGTTACAGGTGTAGTAACTGAAACTGTTGTAAATCAAGCTTCTTGGAATGCTGACACAATGGATGGTAATGGACCATCAGGAATAACTTTGGATATTACTAAAGCTCAGATTCTATTTATGGATATTGAGTGGTTAGGTGAAGGCACAGTAAGAATAGGGTTTATAATAGATGGAAACTTTATAGTTTGCCATAGATTTAATCACGCTAACTTAATTACTTCTACTTATATTACTACAGCATCATTACCATTAAGATACGAGATACTTAATGCATCAACAGCAACAGCAACTACATTAAAGCAAGTTTGTTCTTCTGTAATATCAGAGGGAGGATATGAATTAAGAGGAGCTCAACAAGCTGTTGGTACACCTATTACTACTCCAAGAACATTTGCTGTAGCAGGAACTTATTATCCTATTGCAGGCATTAGATTAAAATCTACTAGATTAGATGCTATTGTAATCCTTACTGCTGTTTCATTATTAGGTTTAGGTAATGGTAAAAATTATGCTTGGAGAATTTTAAACGGAACTATAATAACTGGCGGAGCTTGGAATCCAGCAAGTGCAGATTCTTCTGTTGAATATAATCTCACAGGTACTTCAACTACCGGTGGTAGAGTATTGGCACAAGGATATATAAATTCATCTAATCAAGGTTCTCCAAGTATGGATATACTAAAAGAAGCATTATTTGCAGCTCAATTAGAAAGAAATACTTTTACAGGAACAGCTTTTGAAATAGTAGTTGAAATGGCTATTGATGTTACAGGAGGAACTTTAGGTGCATATGTTTCTGTAGACTGGGAAGAAATAAGTAGATAAGTTATAAAATAAAATATACTAATTCAAATGAGTACAACAATACAAGTTTCAAGTCCTTCTAATCCAAAAATAATTGGTTTTTCTGGAAAAACTGGTACACAAACAAGCTTAACAACTATAACAGTCTCTCAGTCTTTTTTAATACCTGCAAATACCTTTACTAATAATAACATTCTTGAAGTAATATTTAGAATGTTTAGAGAATCAGGTAACCTTGGTCAGTTATATGGACGTATTTATTTTAATACTACTAACAGCTTGACAGGTGCTACATTATTTAATACTACATTTACAATGAATGGTGGTGGCACTCAATTTCTTGGATTAGTTGAAAGAAGATTTGGTTATGATGGTACTAACCTCACAAGTTATTCAAATGCTGCTTTTTCTGACTATACAACAGGTATTGCACAAAATGTTGTATTTAATGCAACAGTTGACAATTATATTTTAATTACAATGCAATGTCAAAATGCAGCAGATATAGCAAATACTAATCTTTGTAAAGTTTTAGCTTATGTTTAATATAGTAACAATTGAGAATGGTTTTATATTCAATAATACTGAATATATATTTGATGGAGAATATGAGATCATAAGTGAAACACAAGTTCATATACCAACAAATAAAGGAATTTTATTACTTGATCTATCATGCTCTATAGATGAAGTATCGTATGATGAGATTAATTTGTTTGTTCAAGCTTTATATCAAGTGGCAGAATGAAACACTTAATTATACTTTCTTTACTATTAGTATTTATTACTTCTTGTTCATTAGAAAGAAGATTGGAAAAATACTGTCCACTATGTACACAAAAAGATAGTACAGTATATATAACTCAAATTAGAGATACTACAATTAAGATTCCTGGAGAAACTGTATATATAGAAGATACATTATTCTGTGATTCATTAGGTAATGTATATGCTTCTAGACTTGCTGAAAAAGATGGAACTATTATCAAACTACAATCAAGAGTAAGAGATAACAAATACAAAGTAATTGCCCGTGTAGATACTATCTACAGAACTGTAAGAGGCAATACTATTTATAAAACCAAACTTGTAACAAAAACTCAAAAGCCACAAAAAATAAAATACATCCCCGGTTGGGTTAATTTCCTTGCATGGTTGGGTGGTATATGGTTAATAATTATTATATTATATATTATATACCGTCTGATTAAAGCTCAAATACCTACATTATGAGAACAAATATAACACTGGCAGTTTTGACAATCACATCTTTCTTTGCACCTATCCAGATAATGGTAATGGTTTTAATGTTTATAATCTTTGTAGATACAATAGTTAAATTAGTATCCCTTAGAAAAATAGCTAAAGAATCTAACAGAAAATATAGAGAAGTATTTAAATCTAGAATTCTTAGACAAGGATATATTTACAAATCTTTAGGATATTATATTGCTGCAGGTGTTGTGTTTCCTTTAGACTATTATGCACTCACTCCATTTCTTAATGGATTGCTTGAATTTACAGGATTTAGTTTTATAATTTCTGTACCCGCAATACTTACAAATATTTTACTTGGTATATTTTCACTTATAGAACTAGCTTCAATTAATGAAAACTGGTTTGATATTACAGGTAATAATATACTTAGTAAAACCTTTGATACTGTAAAGAAACTTAGAAAAGGTTTAAAAGACGCATCAGATACTTACAAAGACATCAAGAACTAATGAAACTAGATATTAGTAAAATAGTACAAGCAAGATTAGATTCAGATCAGTTTTTTGCTGAAGAATCTAAGAAGACACAAATCTATCTGCATCATACAGCAGGTGGAGGCAATGCAGTAGCTGTATCACGGTACTGGAATAGTAATGATACAAGAATAGCAACTGCATTTGTTATTGGAGAGAATGGAGACATTGTACAATGCTTTTCATCTAAACATTGGGCATGGCACTTAGGAATAGATTCAGAAGACTTTACTAAGAATGGTGCAAAGTATCAGAATCTAAATAAACTTTCTGTAGGTATAGAAGTGTGTAACTGGGGTCCATTAAAACTCCGCAATGGTAAATACTATAACTATGTGAATGGTGTAGTTAAACCTGAGAATGTTACAACATTAGAAACACCATTTAAAGGTACCAAATATTGGTACAAATATTCAGATGCACAGATAGAATCTTTAAGACAACTGGTAGAGTATTTATGTGAAACATATGATATTCCTAAAACTTATAGATCAGAAATCTGGGCCATTGACAAAGAGGCATTCAAAGGAGTACCTGGAATCTATACACATAACTCTGTAAGAAAAGACAAGAGTGATATGTATCCAGATCCTAAAGTAATAGAAATGTTAAAAAACCTATAATATGAAATTTAGAAACTCTTGGAAATCTTGTAATAAACAATGGGATAAAATAATGATTAGAATAAGATTATCATCATTAGATATATTCACATTTGAAATGGACATCTCAAGAAACTTTTATTTACTAACCATATTAAATTTGACAATTAAAAATAGATAATTATCTACTTCTCTAGATATATAGAAATCCAGGTACTTTGTATGCCTGGATTTTTTTATTTAAATCTTTTGTGTTTAAACTTTTCTTGTATATTTGTGTAAACATTAATTATATAGAAATGGAAAACCAACAAGAAAAGACATTTACTCAGGAAGAAGTAGATGCAAAAAAAGAAGACATGTTAAAGTTTTATACTGAATCTTTAACATACTTAGAAGCTCAATTAAATTATGAAACTATCTTAATGAATATTGATGAAGTAAGATTTAAGAGAGCTCAGTTTCAAATTCAATATGCAATGATGATGGCACCACCAGAAGAAGAAGAGAATAATGAAAATGAAACAAGAGTCAATCCAGAAACTACTCAAAGAAAATTAAAGAAACAGTAATGGCTTTAGTAAATCAAGTACAGAAAAGAGTAGTGATGTCTAAAAAGGATGTCATTAAATATCAGATCTTAACTCACTGTTATATTAAACGTATAACGGTGAGTAACTCTGATTTAGAATGTCTTACTTTACTTAGTGATTTAGGCCCTATTGAATTGTCTGCATTTTGTTATGAGGCTTCTGATGAACATGCAATTTTTAAATCAGAACAGACTGTTAGAAATTGTATAAACAA